GATGAAATACCAAGAATCACAACCTGCGTAAAAGACTTGTAGTTCATGCGAAGAATCTGATCCTCCAACATGACTTGATAATCTTTTGTCTTTGCGTTCTGGTCGATCATCTTTCCGTTCTTGTAAATCTCAAAGACCTTCGGCTTCAAGCCACGACGAACCAAATAGTTCAACTCACCGACGCTAAACTCAACCTCGACCACACAATCTTTTTCGTTCACGGTGTTGGGAAGTTGAGGAATGTTTACTTTACGAAACGGCTTACCAAACAGAGCGAATGTGATAGAGTCGAGCAGGGCAAAAGACTTGCCATGTCCGTTGAGTCCAGACACCAGACAAGAGCGGTGTCGGTTCAGTTGAATCTCTGTAAAGTTGTTGCCGAAAGAACCGAAGTTCTTGAAACGGACTTTCTCAAATTTAATCATAATTAATTCTCATCAAAGGATTCTAAGTATAACTCCTTGAACAGATTTTTCAAGCGTTCTGCTTCATCTTTATCGTTTGAGTGGATATCATCAATCTGCTCACCAATCAATGTGAGCGTATCGGTCGCAAGCGTTTCCTCGTCCACAGGTTTGGAATCTTGCTTTTGCATTTCGTTTTCAAGAATCATCACAGACTCGGCACGACTATCATAGAGTCTTTCGATAAGTTTATCAAATCTTGCTGCGTTCTTCTTTTCGTGAACAAACACTTTGACATAGGAGCCACGAAACTTGCGAAAGTCTACCATCGTGTAATCGGTATCGTCAGTGTATTGCAGAGAGAAAAACTTTTGTTCAGGGTTTTCGACAAACTCGATCTCATCTGTCTCTGTGTCGTAGATGTGAAAACCTTTCTTCTCAAAAAGGTCGTTAAATGTCATTTGATATGCTGTGCCAAAGTAATGCACGTTGTCTCGTTCATGCTTTTGATGAAAGTGACCAGTGAAAACACGATCAAACTTTTTAACATACACAGGGTCAAGTCCACCGCTGTGCTGCACACCACGCATCACTTGATAGCCGTTTAACTCAAAGTGTCCGCAGACAATCTTTGCATCGCTATCCTCCATGAAGCCAAGACAGGCTGCTTCGTTTTCTTTGTTTATCCAAGGCACTAAGGCAAACTTACATCCCCCAAGCGTCAGGGTCACAGGATTGTCGTAGATGTGTATGTTTTCATATCGACCACCAAAAAGTTCCATCGGTGAGTTAACATCATTTGTATTTTTGAAGTATGTGTCGTGATTGCCGACGATGCAGTGAAAGTCGTATTCACCAGCGACCAGAGGCTCGACAAACTTTTCACGAACCTGTGAAAGCGTGTTGAAGTTGACAAACTTGCGACGATCCATGAGATCGCCCAAGTGAATAATGGTCTTGACTCCACGCTTCTCACACTCTGGGAAAAATGTATTCTCAAAGAAGTTTGTGAAATAATCTAAAAAGAGTTGTGAGTCGTTGCGTGCGCCGAAGTGAGTATCAGCAAGTATCGCAATCTTCAAAAAAGTTCCTCCGTGTCCGTCTTCTTTTTACGCTTCTTTCGTTTCTTTTTAGGTTCGATATTTACGATATCGTTAGGTGTTAGTTTTAGATAATCAGCGTAAGGATCTTTCGACATCTTTTCAGGATCAAGCATCGCGGCAAGTTCGCCTTTTGCATCGGCGGCTTCCATCAACTTATACTTGATTGTATCCTGCTTTTTTTCTCGTTGAATTCTTCTCAGAAACGCATAGTAAGTAATCTGAGTAAAATATGCAAACGGATTTTTAGACTTCTCTGGATCGAAGTTGGCTGCATACATCAGACAGTTTTCAATCGCATCGCCAACCATCTCATCACGGAAAGGATAGTTTACAAAGTTGGGTCGCGTAGACAGTCGCTCTGCAATCAATAGAAAACACTGTCCGATGTATTCGGTGACTGGTGGCTTTGGATCGCCGGACTCCTCTGCATCAATAACAAGAGTCTTCCACTTCACCATTTCGGAGAAGAATTCTTTGTTGTCAATGTAGTGAGAATCAGTCATGCTAAAAGTTTACACTCTTTTTTTCTTATGTCAAGTAGTCTTCAATATTTGGTGACCAATCTGTATAACGAGTTCCATAGTCGGGGCTACTCTTTTCCTCATCATCGACAATCTCAATTTGCTTTTTACCACCTTTACGACGAGCATCATTTAACATATCTTTGATGTCCTCAAAGTCGATGCCAGCCTCAAACTCAATCTCCTCTTCAGTCTCATCCTCTTCTTCTTGCATCATGTTCATTTTGGCTTCGACAATTTTCATAATTCTATCGATGTTAAAACCGGGACCGGGGTTGCGTTGTGGGTTAATTTTATTAATAAGTGATGGATTATCCTCAAGTCTTTTCTGCATATCATACGCATCAACGATATCTGGGTTCGCATCAAAAATTCCAAGGATGTGATCTCTCGGAACATCGATATTATTTGAGGTTGTCATTTTCATCCAGTCATATAAAACAACAGTCTCTCTTTTTGAACCACCCATAGGATCAACATAGTGCATCACCTTGATAACCATCGGTCTTTCAAGGCGAATAAATTCTTTTGAGTTCTTGATCAGTCTTGCAACGACATCATCACCGCTTCTGAGTTTAAGAACCTTGAAGGGGGTTTTGCTCATTTCGTTCTCCTGTTAGTGGGATCTTCACGATCTTGTAATCAAAGCCTTCTGCGTCATAAATCTTTTTACGTTCATAAAAATGACGAAGTGTATGATTTTCATATTTTTTCCATGACAAATCATCAACTATGTCGTAGAGTCGTGCGGTGCTTTTGTGAACAGACTTTCTAAGTTGTCTTCCAATACTCTGTAGCACCCTGACCCGACTCTTAGACGGTGACGCGAACACAATATTATTTAGGCGTTTAATGTTCACACCAGTTGAAAAAGTTCCGTAGGATGCGATGATGATTGAGTCATCTGTTTCTTCAACTAATTTTCTTACTGCCTCGCGTTGTTCAACATCGGTTCCTCCGTAGATAAAATGCACAGGCTTCTTAGAATCTTTGAGCATTTCGTGTAGCACCTTTCCGTGCTTCTCTACGAATTGAAATAATACAAGCGTGTTTCCCTTTGTTCTTTCTGCTAAATCACATATGAATTTATTTCTGCGCTCGTCTGTGACAATCCATTCGATTTCGTCTGCATACCTTGTTCTACGCATGAACTGACGATCAGTTCCCGTGTATGATAGCATCAGACAATCGATAGTCAAGTTGGAAAGCAGTTTTCGCTCCATCAACTTTTTGGTGGTCACAACTTTCTTGGTCGGACCAAACAAACCCTCAATCACTAACTTGTGTGTCAGTAGACCGTCAAGTGTTCCGGTTGTCGCTATACGATATGGGCATGCCGTCAAACGGGAAAGGATTTGTTTCAGCGATTTCGATTTGAATAGGTGTGCTTCGTCGCCAAAGACAGTCCCAAATTGCTGAAAGAATTCTTCGGGCATGTTTACTAATGATTGCCATGTTGATATCACAACTCGACTGCGGGTTGCTTTTTCCTTTCCCGAGTAGAGCATGTGACAATGCGTTCTGGCATTCCAGCCCTCCCCGCCATACTCGATAAAGTCGTGAAACATTTGTGAAACCAGACCCACTGTGGGTACGATAATCAAAACCTTTTTGTCTTCGGGCGTAAGGTTCATAAAATGTCTCATAAGTGTATAAATGATTAGAGATTTACCCGATCCTGTGGGTGAAAGCAGCAAACAACGCTCGGTATTCATGCCGTGTAGGATGGCTTCTTTCTGGTGATCGTGCGGGTTTACAGGCTTCCCACCCAATTGAATGTCCAAACCGCTCAGAAGCGATTCTAAGTGTTCCTTAGACCATTTCTTTTTTGTGCGATTTGGTGTCTCAATTGTGTAGCCACGCTCTTTGCAGAACTTGACGATATAGGATTCAAGCCCTGCATAGATTTTTTGTGAATACATGTTGTATAGTTTAATCTGCCCGTCCCACTTCTTCGCACGATAGGAGGGCATGAACTTGTGACCGGGAACCTTGAACGTGAAGAAATCAGACAACTCTTTTGCATGATGTCTCTCACACTTCACTTTGATATTACAGGAGTCCAACTCCTCGATCACATAATCTGGCATACATTAGTATTTATCCTCCTGAAAGGAATCGTCGCCACTCAATCGCGTTCTTGATCTTGGTGTGGCGGAAGGTAATCTCCTTTACCACCTCTTCAAGATAGTTTACGATAGACTGGATGTATGCCATTTTTTCTTTTCTCAGGCACAGATCATCATCGCCATTCATGTAGATACTGATGTCGTTGCGTAGAATTTTGTGATCGAAAGGTTCCCATCCTTTTTGTTTTAGGGTTTCCTCATCAATCTTTCCAGTG